CTGTTGCATCTGCTGATTAACAATAGCCATATGTGCTTTCATATGTAATAGAACATTCTTATATCCATTAGGATTCTCAACTTTAGCTAGGCGACCAGCTGCAGAGATTAACCAGCTCTTACAGATAGAAGCCTCTACTTGATTATTATCAACATCAGGATCTATCTGAATAGATGATTCCTCTTGCGGTTGTTGCGGAGGAGGAGTTCCATGATTAGGATTCGCCTGCTGAGCGGCAACAGCCTGCTGATATAATTGAACAGATTGCGGATCAGGTGGAATCGGCGCCGTATTAATTAATTCAGTAATCTCCTCAAACTGTTTCTGCCTATCCTCTTGTCCAGGCAGTTTAAATTCAGGAATCTTAACAACCTTAGCAATATATGGAAGATTCTCAGGATCTAAGAGAGCTTGAGTTATCTCAGCATTATTCAACTGAAATAGCTGCATAATCATATCAGCTTGCTGTTCATCACTAACAGGAAGTTTCTCATCAGGTTCTAATTCAATGGAGCCAATCTTACCATCTAATTCTGCTTTGCGTATAAAGACATTGACATAATTACCCTGTTCATTTTTCTCAACCATCTTCTCATCTTCATGAATATTCTTCATATGCATTGGAATTACTTTACCAAATATATCCTTCCACCATATCGTCATCATTCTCCAAGGAGTCTGAAGACGTTGGAGAGCCATTCCCTTAGACATTGCATACTCAGATGCAGTCCTAGAAGAACCAGCAGACTGATTTCCTCCAAATATTGATGGAAGAGCACCAGAAACAAACTGTCCTAATTCCTGAATGATTCTGTAGAAGTTAAATACTTCAGGAGAAAGACTTGCTGTCTGTGATGTATAAAAGGCGCTCTTAATATCCTTCGAGCCGGAAACAGGCTTAGTAGGAGTTATTGTTCCAGGCATTGCTTCTATCTGACGCTGCGCACTGAAGTTGACAACAGCGGGATCAGCATATGTTTGAGCAATACCATGCTCGATAGTTTGTAATGTCAGACTAATTAGATCATTGACGATATCTTGGATGTTAGTTAGCAACTCACCGAGAGGATCATGATTTAAGAAATCAGACATTGGATTTTCAGTTAATGTCCAATGATCATCCAGACTTTCATTCTCATAATCAGCACAGATATCATTAACAAAAACGACTTTAGCACCATCCGGAAATAGCTTCTTAAGTCTCTTATAATCCTCATCCGGAAGAATATTAAAGCTGGCAGGCCTCAGCCAACAATTCTTTACAGTGACATTCTCTTCTGGAAAGTCCCCGCGATATTGTGTGTTGAGACGACCATATTGTTCATATGGATCATTGATTCCAATATTACTCCATCCACCATGAGGAATTTTATCTCTGAGTTTAGAATAGCACTCTAACGCATTGGTGTAATGAGTCTCATATGAATATATTAGATATCCAGTATCTTCCTGCTTCTTAGCAGAGTTGGATACTTTAACATATAATCCGCCATAAACTTCTAGGCAGATTCTACTTTTTGGCTCTTTCGTTACACCAACGAGACGAGGTATTATTAATTTCGATTTCTGAAGATCCTTATCTAACTGAGCACCGCACTCTAAACATATTGGTCCTTCTGATAAGGCATTCTTAATATCTACATCATCTTCATCCGGAGAGAACTCATTCAGCTCCTCGTTGGAGAATGCTTCATCAGGAACTCTAGCACCACATTGAGGACAGACATGAGCTTGTATTTCTTCATCTTTATATTTAGGCTTATCATATGTTCCATATTTCTTGTCCTCTTTAGAATATGAATAGCAAGCGATCATACCCTCTGTGCAATAGACGTAGAGAGCATGAAGCCAGAGAAACATTACATCATTATGCTTATAGATTAACTCTGCTATCTTATCACCAGCTTTAGCTGTAGAAATATCTAATGGGTTATCAGCATCATCAGGTACACAATCTATTGCAGGAACCTGAATGCTCAGAGCGGCGATAATGGTCTCTAGAAATGCCTTGAAGACATTAACAGGCTTATCGTAATAAGATTGATCAGATTCATCTCTGTTCTGTTCGCTATTGAATAATCTATAATCATTAGCAGTCTCAGACCAGTAAACTTGAGAAAAGTTATTCCAGTAGAGTTTGAGTCTACGGAAGTGTCTTATTTGAAGTTCTCTAGTAGGCCGATCCTCATTGAAGAAGTGATCCGCTACTGTCTTCAATAGAGAAGAGACTTCATCATCAATGTCCTTATCAATGTCTTTAGACACAGATATTAACCAAAACTCTTTCTAGAAAACATAGATTTCTTTCTATTAGTTTTACCAGAAAATCCACCCTTTAATACAGAATCAAATTCATCTACATCAGGAGATATTGAAGAACTCTTCATAGCCTTTGGAGCCTTCATTATTCCTTTTCCAACTCCCCTAAATTTCTTACCAATAGTTAAATGCTTACCCATTTTACCAAATTTACTACCAAACATCTTCTTCTCAGTCATACTAGATTTACTCATTCTAACTTTAAGATTCTTCAATAAACCAGTTCTATGTCTTGGTAAATCACTATTAGAGACTGCTAGACTGCTACTTGTCCAGGCTGACATTATTCTTTAAACTCCTAAGACATTACAACAGTTGTAGAGCCGTTGACGCCAGGAACGATCGTATATGTAAAAGATGTCAGTGGTGTAATAGGAAAATAGAAAGATCCAGTCGCATCTACAATATTAATTGTAGCATCAGTATAATCAATATTTATATAGTTAACAGCATTGAACTGCTTAGCTACATTATTACCATTAATATCTTTAGCTGTAATCTTAACAGTACAATTGAGAAGAGGTTTGTTAGCCATTAGCTAGAAATTACAATCGCAGCGACGCCAGCACTAATAGTCCAGCTTAATGTAGCCATAGCAGAATAGTCATAGTAGCTAATACCACCGGCTCCGGCTCGTGTAATCTTAATAGTATTAGCAATGAAATTGACTTCAATATCGGTAACATCAGTAAACTTCAAAGAGGAAACTGATTCACCAGGTCCAGTTGTTGACGTAATAGTAACTGTCGCCGGAGGAACATTCGCCATTCTCTATCCTTCTTTCTCAGCTTCGCTGATTCCAAGTTCATGTTCAAGACGTTCAGTTGTTATACTATCAGTAATGAAATCAGGCTTTCCTAAATTCTTAGAGCTTCTAAGTATTTTAGCTTCTTCTCTATCCTTAGCCTCTAATGCTGCTCTGCGGCGCCCAAAGATTGCAGATGTAGTAGCTATCTGATTCAATTCTACTGGAGGAGCCTCATAAGTTTTAGGTTTTAGAATATCTAGAAGAGTATCTGTCAGTTTCTGTTTCTCTTCGTTTGCAATAGTAAGCTGAGATTTAAGAGTCTCACAACTCTGACAAACCTCGTAGTCTCGGATATTTAAGAGGCGGAGAAGGAGTCTTGTCATTGTTTACTTTGTTGGATCAAACTCAGGAATCCTACTCTGAAGATCACTAACAAGAACACCAATTGGAGTTCCATCATTAGTTTTAAAGCTTGGTGGAGTAAATGGTAATGTCATCGGCATATTAGGAATAACAGCATTATTTAACCCAGGATAAACAATCTTACGGCCGCTCGTACCCTGAATAATCATATTATAATCAAACACCGATGCAGCATCAACGGCTGATATGAATGAAGATCCTGCAATACCGTAGTTACCTTCAGGAAGAATACTGTTAGTAATCTTCAACGATTGACTCGACCGATTAGCCTTTCCAAGACTAAGAGCTAGGAATTCACTCAGCGGTCCGAGAATAACATTATGATCATATGTTAATCCTATAGGACCATTATTAATAGATACTCCAATTCGAGTTCCCTGAACATCAGCAAAGGCAGGATTACCAATATCATAAGCATAGTTATGATGAATATTAACATTATTCATAGGAATTGAAGTGTTAGTTGGTCCTCCGCTAACGTGCGATATATCATCCTGCCCTAAAACGTTGAATCCCTGATAACCATGCCGAAGAACATTATATCTTATTTCGCCATTACTAATAGTAGACCAGGGAGCCGTTCCGTTCTGATTTCTCACTGTAAGCTCGAAGATGAAACCAGACTGCTCATCTACCCAGGAATTTTCAAAGATATTATTCTCTACTAAGAACTTGTTAGCATTCTTGAACTCAATAACATTCTTAACAGAACCCTTAATGATTCTCCAGGCTAAATCCTTAGTTACATAATTTCCTCTGATAATAATATTAGATGGAATCATTCCAGGAATATTAGGATCATCTCCTCCGAATATAATTGTCTCACCAGATGCAGATAAGAAGTTATTCTGGATTAAAAACGGCCCTGGACCCTTAGCAGCACTAAAAGCCTGTGTGTCCTGACCAGTCTTCATGACTCCCTTAATAGTAGAATCTTTAAGAATAATATTACCGCCATTACCAAGAATTCCTCTCTTACAGGCATTGCCACCATCCAGGAAACAGGCAATGAGAGAAATTGAATCGGGAATGTCATCTAATGTTCCTGGAGAAGCAGTAGAAGATCCACAGTCTATCTGAACCATCGTGCCGTTAATACCAGGAGATGAAATACCAATAGACTGAAAACAGTATCCATTAGAGCCTTTATCAGTTCCTATTCCTAAATTTCCTGTAGGAACGATAGTCACAGGAGATGATGTAGGCCTATTCATCTGTAGTTGAGAGACATCTACATTAGGTCTAATAGTTATAATCTTACTACCAAGAGGTCTAGCTCTAGTAAAGAATGGTCCTGCATAACTGCCAGGATCAATTAGAATATCTTGATTGCTCTTCGCCGCTAAGTCGATAGCAGCTTGGAGATTATCTCCATTCTTTACTGTTATCACAGTAGATGGAGGAGGATTGTTTGTAGCAGGCAACTGAGACAAAGCTGATGTTATCAGAACTTGAGCCTGTGTTAAATCGCTTTGAATTGTCAATGAATTCTCCTACCGAATCTTGAACGTCTAGAAACAGGAATACAATCTCTCATAGTCGACTGGTCAACTTTTTCAATCGCTTCCATCTGGCGATAGAATGAAGTCATATCACCATTCTCCTGCAGAGAGCTTATAATCTTTTCTTTCTTTTCAGCAAAGCTGAGATTGCCAATCTCACCATCGAGAAACCTCTTAGCGGCTTTACAGAAATATCTAAGATCATCTATTGGATCATCACCTTCAAATTCAGCAATGTCTTCTATTTTCTTATCATCATAAATACACATTGGAATAGTTTCTATCAAGACTTTACACGTGTCAAAGATTTGTAGTACTGGTAAATTCTCTTCTTCAGGTTCATCATAGAATTGTTTCTTGTAATTCTCCAGAGCCGCAGGGCCATAATTCCTATAAATCTCCTGAGCAATAGATAAATCGTAGAATTCATTTTTAGTTCTAATAGAAGTCTTCTTCTCCCAACGTAACAAATCGTGAACTATCTGTAATCCAGCTACTCTAGACCCAGGAGTATTTTCAGAACTTGATGGAACGAGATCAGAATACTTTTGAAACTCATCCGCAATGAGTTCTCCTCCTCGATTCTGCCATGCCGATCCACATAATACTGTATGTACTGGTAGTTCATTATTCTCGTTATGAATTTCTCTTATTTCGCTAGCCCAGAAAGGGATATCTCTTCCATACCAAGACCGTTCTCTGTAAATGTAAACTTTATGATTTGGAGCAATGGCACCCCACATTGCATAACACATTGCCCGCTTGCCCCAGTCAATTGACAGTATTCTTGGCCACCATTCGGGTATATGTATCGGTTTAATAACATGCAATGCGTTATCTGGTTCACCAGCGAAGTGCATTGGTCTAAATGTTGTAAAGACTGACCCTTTGTATGCGTGCCAGTCTCCATATCTTTTTGCTCTGTATTCTGCTTCAGAGACGACCTTTAGAATCTCTAGCTTCTTAACATATGATGGATCATATTCCATCCCATAAGGATTATCTTCTGCCTTAGCTGGAATGAAGATTCGTAATAAACCTGTATTAACATCTCTAATAACTTTTAATCCATCCTCATAAGGTTTAACA